TCAGCAGCCACAGTAATCGACTGTGGGTAATAGTAGTAATGCAGCTCGACGTTGTACTGCGCATCTGGCGTAGGAGCCACAATAAAACTTAACTCATCTGTAATCGTGCTGCTAGCCACTGTAGGGCCGAACAACGCGTAGTACTGCGGTAGCCCTGTAGTGCTTGGGTTTGGATACGCCGCCCGCATGAAGTTAACATCTTTGTTAAGTAGGTATTCAAACCGCCCAGTACCATCTATCACCGCCAAAGAGAAGACCGATAGAAAATCAATTGGGCAGGACAAGTACTTATTGTTAGCGCTTACAAGTCCAGTGACGTTCTTACGCAATGCAGGTATCTGCACCGTGTTGTAGATGCGTGTTTCAGCCTGAGTCACAAAGACAGGAATACTCGCTGCGAATTCCGTTTCGTAGTTCTCTGTGTAAGACTTAATATTCGCAACTAACTCTGTGTACGTCACTGCTTACTCCTTAAGCCATCGGGCCACGGCATATAGTGCCTTTAGTCGCTGCACCTGCGCCACGCATCTTAATGCCGCTAGTCTTAGCTTCGCTAGTGTTGCCTTTGCTAATACCACCAACGGATATGTTTGCTTTGTTCAGCATGTCAGCACCAGTGGTGTACTTAGAATCAGCTTGGATGCTAGTAGCTTTACCCTTCATGTCATGCGGGGCAGCGTACACAGCAGCTTGGCCTACTTCTTTGCCTTTAACTTTTTGCGAGAACTTAGCCATTATCGACCTCTCTGGTTGTTAGCACGCGCCATGTTGCGACCGACTTTACGCATAGCTTCGCCGGTTACGCCGCCTTTTTTAAGAGCTAGCTTTGTGCCTTTGCCGCCTTTATGCTCTTGGGCGTCATGCTGCTTGAAAGCTTTCTTAATCATGGCTTTGTCTTGCTTCGTATCCATCTTCATGTCTTCTTTAGCGTCATCGTGTTTCATGTCTTACTCCTAAGTAATCGTAATGGTTACGGTTCCTACTACGCCAGTAGATGTTAGGTAGTTAGGTGTTAACCCAGCATCGTTTGCACTCGAGCCGCCTATTGGTGCCCAACCCCATTGAACAATCCGACTACCACCACTCGGATCACCAAAGTCCGTGTTTAATGTCAATTGTAGCCCCGTATAACCCGCTTGATAATAACTATTATCTCTACGTGGATTACGCAACGCTTGCGGATCGTCCACCGGATACATACCTAACTGCAACTGCGGCTGATCGGGTTCCCAACAAGTCGGACATACTAAGATGTTGACCTGCTTGGTTTTAATCGTCAGCTTCTTTAACTCTTTCAGCTTATAGCGGAACCCACACCGATCACACTCGGATATGGCATTCTTACCGCTGGCAAACCTGTTACCCATAATTAAAAGAACATTTCACGCGGCACAAACCGAATAGGAGCTTTCTCTCTATCTTCGTCAGCCGCCAACTGCCATGCTTCGTCATACGTCATCTTCAACCCTTGCACACGCATAGGGTCTACTTCAGGCTTCTTAACCGCAATCATGTACGCCAAACCCGCCACCATACAGTTTAGGAAGCGGAATGGAATATCAACCACGTTTGTACCATCGCCAGCGTCAAACAAACGCTTTAAGCGCCAGTAATAAAATATGTAGTACGGGGCTTGCGCAGTACCCTGATCTGGACAAGGCCAGACGTTAATCTGTGGATACTTAGGTACAGCCACATCTGACCCTACTTTTTGACCACTCTGACGATTAACCCAGACTTGGATTGGGCGTCCTTGTGCAAGCTTGTTTGGAATGGTGGAGTAGGTAGAAACACTAATTCGGGTAATGTTGAGGTCAGTCTGGTTTGAGCTTTGACCAGAATTCGTACGAATAACATGTTCAAGCAAATCGACAGTATCAATAGGTAGATCATAAGTCGTCTGCCCCTGTACTAAGTTGACTGAACCCTGTTCAACAGTCCACAAGTTTATCCCGCGATTAGCCCACTCAGTCAGCATAAAATTCAAGCTGCGCCGCGCCGTACGGAAATCGTAGCCCGTACGTATCTCTAAGCCACAACGCTCAAACGCCTCTTCGAATATCTCGTTGAGGTTAGGGTTAAAGCTAGTTGTGTCTGCGGTGTATGCCATTTATGCTCTCGTTTTTCCACGTATACAACAACCATCTGCTCGGGCTGAAGCGGACTTAACCGCACCACCTTTTTTGTAGCCTTCACGTTTCATCATTGCTTTAGGGTCAAGATCAGCACCCAGTTGCATCTCTCTTGTATCTGATACTCCACCAGAGCCGCCGCCACTCTTAGGGCGGACTGATTCTCTAGCGCGGCGCGTCTCTTTCTCTTCTGCGACGTTGTCTGCTGGTGGGCGTTTGGCTTCTGCGCGGTCTGCTTTATCCGCTTTCAACATTTCAGTAGCTTCTTTTCTTGCCGCCCGCTTAGGGGTTAGCCATCTAGGAACCACGCTTTTATCCATAGGTGGTTCTATAACGTCACGGGTTGTAAGGCCAGACTTTCTTTCCTCACGGTCGGCGCGTTTAGTTATGTCCGTATCACTAGCGTAATCAGGATCACGATCCAAAACTCTCTGTATGTTCCGGTCATTCGCCATTACCTAAACCCCGCTGTTTTCTTTGCTATACCTTTGGGTTGCGCAACAAATTGCTTTCCTGCTTTCTTCCCCGCCCGCTTTGCCTTCGTAGTCGCGGCATACTCGGCTGGGCTTAACGCCTTGATCGCCTTTTCCGGGAGATACCTCTCTCCTGTCTTTGACGACGGCTTTCCGCTTTTGGTTCGCCATTTCTGGTCACCCCAAGCTTTTAAGCTTTGCTGTGGCGCTTTCAATCTCTATAACCCCCGCCTGCTGCCTTGTACTTCTTAGCTACAAGCTGTGCTTTACGAGCTGACCACTGACCTGCACCGGTGCCTTGGGTAGCTGCGGACTTTACCTGCGACACAATCTTCTTACGAAGATCAGGTTTAGTGTAATTACCCGCAGCGTTGACCGTCCCACCCTCTTTATACTGAGTGAAGTCAGTATCATCCCTGCGGGCTTTCTTCTTACCCTTAGGCATCTTAGAGGGGTTGATGGCACCCATGCCGCGTGAGGCCATCATTAGCAGGCCCGTCCGCCTTTGTTCATCTTCTTAGGCATACCGCCTGCTTTCAGGTCGTTGGAGTTGCCAGCCATCTTAATCATAGTGCCTTTGGTTTTGCCTTTAGTAGCAACACCATCACGGCTAGGAGCAGCAGTTTTAACAGCACCCATCGACGTCATACCGCCATTAGCCATTTTTTTCATAGCCATACCAGCAGCCATTTTCTTAGCTGGTTTGTCACCTGATTTTTTCTTCATCATTGCCATAAAACCTGCATTCATCTTCGTAGCCATACCGCCTCCTGATTTAGTAAACTCTTTACCCACACTCTGCGGCACACCGGCCTTTTTAGCAAACGCAGGGTTGTGGGCAACCGCCTGCATAAACCGTTCTTGCTTCTTAGATACTGTTGGCATCACCGCCCTCTTATGTAACCACCACGCTTAATTGCAACGGGGGCCTGTTGGGTTTGTGGTGCTTGCTGTGTAGGGATGATTCCTCGAGGTGGTGGGCCTTGTGGAGGCATTCCTTGTGCATACATTCCGGGGGGCATACCTTGCGCGTATGGGTCTTGCTCCGCTTGCGCCATAAACTGCCCACGCATTGCTGCAATTTGTCCGGGTGACATCTGTTGTTGTGGCCCATAAATACCCCCTTGGTCACCACCTGCGCCTATCATCGTAGTCTTAGCTTGGCTGCTTGTAGGGCCTTGTTGATACCCCACTGGGCTAGGCATATTCTGTGTAAGCAGTTGATACACCTGTGCGTCATTCTGGGCCTTACGTTGCGCCATAGCCTTAGCATATTCTTGCTGTTGCGCCTGTACCTGCGCCATACGCGCTGCTTGTGCTTCTGCTGCGGCTTTATCTTCCGCTGCTTTAGCAGCCTTCTGCTGCGCAAATATTTCGTCAGCTTGTTTCTGATTCTGTACTTGTCTTAGCTGGTCAACGGTCATGCCGCGTTCCGCAGCTACTTGCGCTAGTTGCGCGTCTTCTTGGCGTTGCTTAGTCTGCCCATAAATCTGATTCTCGTACTCACCAACATCCATGCCTAGCTTCTTAGCTTGGTTTTGTATGTTTGTGTATTCAGACATCGCAGCGGTGTAGTCTTTGTTGACCGTGCTTAACTGGTTATTCAAATTTTCTATTGTTTTCGGAATATCAGCTAATTCTTTTTGACGAGCAGCAATCTCCGCGTTGCGGTTAGCTAAGTCGTTTTTTTGATTACTAGCAATATCCGTTTTAGAGTTGTTCCAGTCTTTGTTTATATTAGCAAGATCGTTTGCACGGTCTTTCTGCCAATTAGCTAAATCTTTAGCGGCGTTGGTCTTCCACTCGTTTAAATCTCTTTGTCTGTCTTCTTTTTCTCTTTTGTCTTTAGTAGCGTTAATTTCTTTTTTACGATTATTTTCTTCGTTCGTTATATCTCTTTGCTTTTCCGCTAGTTCTCTTGCAGTATCTTTTTTCTGGTTAGCGATGCGCTCGTTATATTCTTTATTAGTGTTTGCAAGATCGTTAGCGTAATTTTTGTTCGCTTCTGCTATGTCTTTTGCACGATCAGCACTCCACGATTTAAACTCTTTCTCTCTATCCGCTTTAGATTGCGTAAGCTCGGCAATCTGATTTTTAAGCGAGTTGTACTGTTCCGTAATCTCGTTACGCTTATCAGGTGAATACTTAAGATTTACAGGTGTAGGGGCGGCAGTAGCAGCAATACCTTTAGTAAACCTATCAAGTTCAGCTTGCCCCTCTTTGGTAAGCTGAATACTGCCCATGCCCCCTACAGAACCATACTTAGGGTCTTTGGCAAGCTCGTTTCTTTTAGCAGTAATTTGTTTTGCTGTAGGCATTATCAAGCCCTAGTTTTTCCACGAATAGCGCAGCCATCTGCACGGGCAGATGCTGATTTAACTGAACCGCCTTTTTTCATTTCAGAATCCTTAGGAGGTGTCATACCCTCTTCAAAGATTTCAGTTTTTTTCCTAGGCGTAATTTTTGGGTTGTTAACCTTTTCTTTCGCCATGTCATCACGCATTTTTCGCATTTCTGCGCGGTCTGCTTCGCTTAGCTGTTTTTCTTTAGCTTTATCTTCAGCGTTTTTTATTCTGTCTTCTTTAGCGTTCTGCTTACCCAAAGCATACAACGCTGTTGGAAGCGCTATTGCCCCTGCTACGTCTCGCATCTTACCAAGCCGTCTTGCAGAAGCTTCCTCTTCGTACTTATCGTTTGAATCAGCCGATAAACCTTGAACTGGGTCTTTCTTAGCCATTAGTGGGTCATCCTTCCTGTGAAAAAACCAACAATAGCAGTGATAGCACTTATAGCTCCGCCAGCCATCATCAATACTTTCCAACCGCCTTGAGCTTCGGAAAGGGTTTTGTTTATGCTTTCTAATGACGCACGTATAGCCGCGATGTCTTCTTTCATCGCATCCATGTCATCTTGCAAGTGCTTTATGTCATTAGCATGCGTTGCAAGTTCTCTAGCAGTTTGTATTTCATCTACCATGTCAGCACTTCCACGCTCTAAGAGATTTGTTAATACGGCTGTTTGGGTCGTTCGCGGTTTTCGATGACGTGAGTTTCTTTTTCATCCCTGTCATACGCGCACAGAAGGAGTCCTTGCGGGAACCGCCCTCTGGTTGCGGGGCTTTCAACCCGGGTTTCCCCGGGTTTGCCTTGTTGTAGGAGGCTCGCCCTTTGGCGTTCAAACCGCCCTTCTCGGACTTGCCCTCTTTTCTCTGCCATGCTGGAGACTTAGCCATAGAACACCACAATAGTTGCACTCGATAGCGCTGCGTAAACGTCAGTATTAAACTTAATACCTTCGCCGGGGAACAAAATATGCTCCGACCCCGCTGTAGCAGGAGCAGTAAACGAGAACCGCGTAGTACCACTCGCACCACCGTCTTTCAAAACAACTGTACCCCCTGAGGCGTAGCTAACAGTCACCGCTTTTACACGGGTCGTGCTGGCATACGCCGTATCAGAAGAAGTTACCTGCGCCGACTTAACGTCTGTTTGCATCATGGTGATGCCTCCTTATTAGACGTTCTGCTGACCAACTAGAGGATCAACGACGAAGTAAGTAATAACGCCTGTAACTGGGTCATTGCCGCTAGTATCGCTACGTGAAGTTACATAAGCTAACTCAGTCGAGGCTGTGCCAGTAACAACAGTACCGATGCTAGTAGTCGCAGCGGTAGCCACAGACAAGTTATTAGCAATAGCCGCAGGTGTAGCAGTGCCGCTTGTGTAACCAGTAGTGCCGATGTCAACTGAGCCTGTACCAGTAGTAGTAATACTTACTGAAACGACGACAGCGCCAGCGGGAAGAATAAGATTTACGCCACTTGCTTTGTTAAGCACGTTAGCGGATTCAGACGCATCGGGGATGTAGAACTGCGCAGCCATCAAGCCGGAGCCACAATACGCGGTGCGAGTTTGATCGCCGCCGCCCGAACGCCAAATACTTTGGGTGGTAGATAATGCCATTTTGAATTGTCCTCACATGCGAGTTAAGTGCGACGATATGCATGTAACAGGCCGGGAGCCATTCGTTCGCACCGGTTTCCCGGAATACCGCTTTTATATCATAAAACGTATAGAAAAAGGGGGGTTTTTACGCCCCCCTCTGCATTACTTAAGCACCTGCTGAGCCAAACATGCCCAGTGGGTCTGACCAACCAAACGAATAACGCTCACGAGACTTGTAACGTACGTTACCGGTATCGAAGTCACCATCCATCGAGTTAGACAAAGGCGAACGAACAAAGTGCTTCATGCCGTTAGGAACGTCAGTGGTCAGGAACCATGCGTTTGTGTCGGTCAAGAAGTGGTTGATCGTATAGCCTTCAGGGATCGAACCGTTGTTCTTCAATGCGTTGATGTCGTTATCGTTAGTGCCGACGCGGAGTTCGGTTTCTAACAAACGAGTTGCAACGAACTGGAGAGCAGGTGGAACAACCAGCTTACGTGGCTTAGCAGCGATCAGCAGACCACGTTCATCCGTCCAAGCAGCGATCTGAATAACAGCGTTTTCCAACGAAGTTTCGTTCAGGTCAGCAGGGGTCGAAGGAATGTTGCTGTTGTAGCCACCGTTTACCAAAGGATGCAAAGCCGAGAACAGAGCCACGCCATCGCCACCGGGGTAGGATGAAGAGAAGCCGTTGTTCAGGACGTTAGCACCTTTAACTTGCTTGGTGTAAGCCATAGCACGAGCCAAAGCCTTGGTGTAACGAGCCGACAATGAGTCGTACAAGTTATCTTCGATGGCCTCTTCGGTCAGCGAGAAACCAAGAGCAATAGTTTCGTGGTTGTATCGAGCAGTCCATGCTTCCTGCGCATTGTCATAAGCAATTGCGTTGCCCTCGTTTTTAACGGGAGCGGCTGAGAAGCCAGACAGCTTTGTTTCTTCTTCAAACGAACGCTCGGAAGTCTCTGTTTCGTAGATTTCCTTGTGCTCTTCGCCGTAACGAGCGTACTCCAAACCGAACAAGGCGTTCAGGCCGGGGAGCAGCTCTTTCAGTAGTTGTGCGCGTGAAATAGCCATTATTTACTCCTTAAATGCCCGTCGGGTTGAGATATTGGTGACCGCCTGTCATGGTTGTAGTAACCGTGATTGGAGGGCCAGCAGCATATACGGAAACCGCGTACGGAGCGTTGAACTTGCAAATAAACTCACAGAACAAACCGGAGCTATTAGCAGTATCAGGCACTACGTCAACGATACGAACAGGCAGTGAAGCCGTAGCTGTGTTGCCAGCAGCACTATAAATGCCGATTTTTGAGTCGCCAGTAGTTGTCGAGCCAGCGTTCTGAACGAGTTCAGCGTTGGAACCAACCATTGTTTGACCCAAGAAAGCTACTGTCAGACCATTACCGTCTTCGGTTGTACCGGCGACCAGAACAGCTTTGAATAGAACATCAGGATCATCCGCAACGTATGCATAAACATCGGTAGCGGTAAGGTTACCGGGCCAATATTGAGCATAAGTTTTCTGACTATTAGTTGGGTTTGTGTAAACGCAACCGAGGAAAATACCTGTAGGTGTAGCTGTAGCCTCGCCAAGGTCTTTCTCAACAGTACCGCCAGCAACAGTCTTAACCACGTCACCGTAGTAAATAGCTGTAGCATAGCTGTTAGTAACTTTGAGTAGGCGAGTCGAACCAGCAAACACCTGACCACCGATCAGATTGATCGGCTTTAGCCCGTAAGGGGCCGCTACTGTAGGGTAGGGCGCAGTTTGTGCCATGATTAAACTCCAAAAAATTAAAAGGTTACTTGCCTTTACCAAACGACGTCGTAGACTTCCGCTCATTAAACAGAGGCATACGAGGGTCGTTCTCACGCATAAAACTATTGTCGATTGCAAGGGTCTGCGCCTGAGTCTGGTCATTGAAGTGAGCGCTACGCTGTTCAACGAACTCCGAGGGAGTCTTACAAAGCAACAATCCACCGATCTCGATGTTGTCTTTAAAGCGACTAGTCGGATCAATTAGCAGTTGGAATTTAGGTTGCTCAGAGATATTCACTGGCTCCCAGCCTTCGCGCATCTTCGCAGACAAGTTACGTGGGTCAACATTATTTAACGTCGCAACACGAACCCATCTGTAGTTAAAGCCCGGCTGCTTATCTGGTTCAGGTAGCAACTCCGCAGGTGCCCACTGCTTAGGGCGCATCTGCGTCTCACGGGATTCAAGTTCACGAGTCAATTTAGGTTCAGCCATTATTTATTCTCCAATTTAAGGACTTCACGAGCGTACTGCTCCGGGGTTAATTTAAATTTCTTAGCCAGCGCTGCTTGGGTCGCGGTTAATTTAATCTGCCTCGGGGCCGTGCTACGTTTGGCTGAAGCTACGACTGTACTCGTCTTACGCTGCGGTTTGGAGTCAGCGGAGTCATCGTCTTCGTCTGGCGTGTTTTGAAACGCCTCTGGAAACCGTTTACGTATTGTTGTGTCAATACGTTTGTAATAGTCATCAGTACCAATATATTGTGTGCCGTACTGTTGAGCTAGCTTTTCATGCAGTCCGAATGCCGCTTGAGTCATTTCAGGGTCTTTTTGGAACCATGCCTCGTTGCGTGACACCCAGTTTGCGTATTTGCCATCAGGGGTGGCGTTTTGGGGCCGAGCCTGAGTTTGCGGCAGTTGTACCTCATTTTCTACATCTTGTAAAGTAGGTCTAAAGTTTTTAGCTTTGTCCGCCCTTAAAGTTGCTTCGGTCAGTTCTTGCTGGGCTTCTATAACTTGGTCGTTGTCATAGGACTCAAGAGCCTGCTTGTACTTGTCTTTCGCCATTTCCAAGTCGCGGTCTGCTGCATACCGCATCGTTGAAAGGTACTCTTCTTCGCCCGTTTTAAGGGTCGCTTTAAGGCGGCGGTTCTCTTCAAGTATCCGGTTAGCGGCATTAATAGCTTCTTGCTGCTCGCGTTGGGCTACGTCTTTCGCACGTCGCTCGTCGTTCCAGACCTTCTTGTATTGCTTTAGACGCTCTCTTGCTTTGTCAGAATATTCTTCAAGCTCGTCATCTTCAAGCTCTTGAACAATCTCCTTGGGCATAGGTTGCCTACCTCTATCTTCGGCAGGCGTATCGTCTTCAATCTCAATTTCTAACGAATCTTCGGCTTCTTTGCCGTCAACTTCGTCGGGGAATTTATACTCGGTCTTATCAATAGTTGCCATTTTAGTACCTCCTATACCCGGGAAATGCCGCGTGGGTCTTGAACCACAGCATCTACAGTGTCTTCATTAATCATCCGAAACTCTCGCCCATGAATCTTTAAGCGGGTGCCTGAGTTAGGTCGGGCCAAAATAAAGTCGCCTTTCTTACACCACGGGCCGGTGGGGTAGCGTTCCTTGTCGGTATAGCAATCAGCGCCAAGTTCCACAACGAAAAATACAGTAGCCAGCACTTCTTCCATCCGTTTAGTTTCATCGGATTTAACAATGCCGCTATCAAATTTTTCTTCCGCTTCAGGCAACGCTACCAAAATCTTGTACCCGACGGGTGTTGGTAGTTGCGATGCTTTTGCTTCTGCGGTTTCAGGTAGTACGGTTGCATCCAAGCTATCGGGGTTTGAGCCGATTAGGATTTCATTCATCGTCAAAATGCTCCATGTTTTTTGCGAGGTCTAGTAAGTACATCTCCACGTTGGTGAGGCCTCGAATCTCACCGCACATGTATCTATAGTCTTCGTAATTTTTAGCTGCGCCTGAAGCAGCCGCCTCTGATAACTGCGTGCGTCTGGCACGTAGCTCACCAAGAATTACTCCGATAATCTTGTCCATCATTCACCTTTTTTGGTAGGTCGATTGGGGTTGTTTTGTTGCTGCATACGTGCTTTATGCAAGTCCATACCTTGACGGAAGCCTTCTCTCTCGTTCTCCGTCTCTGCACGCTGCATGTCGTTGATATGTTTCATCGCCATGTTGGCACCAGCGATTTCTTTCTGTGACTCGATGCGTTCTTTCTCGACCTCGATCTGTTGAGCTTTGAGTTGAGCATCTGTCGCGTCTTTGGCTGTTTTGCGTTGTTGCTCGGCTTGTTTGATAGCCAGCTCTTGCATTTGCATCTGAACCACAGGGTCTTGCATCTGTTGCTGCGCTTGTTGTGCTTGCGCTTCTTGCTGATTTTTTTGTAGTAGTTGCTGTGATGCTTGTGCTGCCATCTGAGCGATCTGGTTCTCCATCTCTTTTGGAATAACGATGTCGTCGTCTTCCTCGTAGTTGGGTAACTGCATGCCCATCGTTTGTTCCATCTGCTTGCGGTACTCGTAGCCCAAGTGTTCTGCAATATGCGCTTGCATAGCAGCCATCATGGTTTGTACGTTGGGGTTTTGAGCTAAGACTTGTTGAATCTTAGGGTCTTGCATAGCCATAGTGTGTACAGCGATGTGAGCTTGATGGTCTTGATAGAAGAACGCTTTAACAGGTTTACCTTTAAGAATGTTTTGGTTTTCTGTTATAGGGTCACGCGGGCGCGTGTCGTCTTCCATTGGTACAAGTTTCTGTGCATTCTTAATACCCAGCACGTCTAACATCTGACGATGTAGTAACGGTAGGTCATACAACTGTGGTGCGCCTTGTGCTAGTTGTAGTACCGCTTGATACTGCACAACCTTTTGCGACATCGTCGCAGCGTTTGGATCACTAACTGGAATTACATCAACGTGGTCGTAGTCCGACTGTTTGATTTGACGATCACCTGTGTCTGGCTCGTAGTCATACTCTTCTGGTGTGTAGTCACGAATGATGCCTTTGAGTAGACGTAACTCTTCATGCATCGAGTAGTGAATACGCGCTTGAACTGCTGACATAATCTTCAGCGTGCGCTCTAGTATCGCCAGTGTTGTACCCACTGGTGCTTGACCCGACATGTCACTAACTTTTAAGTCAGCCGCACTTGCAAAGCGACGACCTTCGTCAATGATTTGATTCATCAAACCAGCTAATACTTGTGACGGTTCCTTATAGGGTAAGGGCAGGATGTTGTCCCTAATACTTCCACTCGGGACATCGACATCTCTAAATTCTCCCGGGCTGATTGGTGTATCGTCACCTTTGACTCGCAAGCCTCGAGATTTAAGCCCACCCGGAAGGTTGGACAGGGTGCCTGCATCAACCAGTTGACGCAAAATGGACGTTCCAGATTTAGCATACGCACCTATTAGATGTATAAGACCAAAGCAATAGAACCCAAAGCCGGGGATGTAGCCGTAGTGTACGAAGTGATTGCGCTTAAGTTTTAGTTTGTCGTCCGGTTGCCAATTACGACGTATTGCAAGTATCTTTTGGTTAGACTTCTCAATAGTAATAATATAAGGCAACGCAATACCAGTAGGCTCGCCATCTTTATCTACATCCTCGTAACCGGGCAAGTCAAGGTTAACCTGCATCTCAAGTAGTTTGTAGCGGTCATCTGTTGAGGCTCTGAACCCCATCTTCTCCGCAATCTTCTTCTCTACTTCGTCTAGTGAATTAACTGGGTCGCCTAGGTCTATATCACTATAGAAGCCATCTACTTGTAAGCGACGAATTTCGTTCTCTGTCTTACGCATAACGTGAGTTACACGATCTGCTGTACGTAAGTCCGATGTACCGTAAGGCACAACAACGTCTTCTGCTGGAACATAGATTGACGTTTGACGACCTAACGCTGGGTCGTAGTACACCTTCTTGAACGCATTACCTGACAGACCCAAGCCCCACAACATGCGCTCGTGTTCTGGACGATACTCAGGCATCTCTTCAGTCAAGCGATAGTTCATATCCGCTTGTACGCGTTCAGCCGCCTCTTTTTTCTCTTGAGTTTCCTTACCAATGATCTTAGTCTTGACAGGCCCCGATGCGGGGAAAGTCTCCATGATCGTCTCGCTTTGGAACTTAACAAGCGCCTCAGAGAGTAAGGGATGCGTAACACCACAAGCACCCGCCCACGGTTCGGTTCGCTCTTCAAGTTTCATCCCCAAGAGGTCAATGCCATCGACGTACGTTTGCATCCAATCCTTGCGGCTGGATATGTCGTCTTCAAAGTCACCCAACAACTCACTCGCTAGTAACGCAAGCTCACTATCACCCATCGCTTCAGCTATGTTGGCATCAAAGTCATCCTCGTTGGGATCACCTTTGCGTATCTCAAGCTCAAAGCCTTCTGTACCAATAGTTACTGCTTCTGGGTCTTCTATCTCGATCTCTAGACCTTCTGGCTCGTCCATCTCTTCTTGGTCGATACCTAGCGGCGCTGCGTACAGCCCTTTATCAATTGCCATGATTAGTCCTTGTATGGGGTATATGCCCAGCACACGGCGGTGTATCTAACACCACTCGTGACCGGCGTTACACGGTGTTCGGCTTTTGCATCGAACACAACTATGTCTCCTTTATTCTTCAGGAGGTTGTCGCTTTTGTCTTTAATCTGTAGCAGCCCACCTTCAAACTCTGCTGGGTCGTTTAGTAGCATCACTAATGATACTGCTCGTTTTTTGCCGTTTTTGGGCGGAAGCACGTCGTTATGCCACATGTAATGCCCACCTTCGCCGTATCTAATCACTTGAACTATGTCAAAGTCGCATATAGTCCCAGCCCACTGACCGTTGCGTTCGCCATCTATTAGGTAATTCTTACAAACTGAACCTATAGGTGACATTAAGTCCTGTGAAACTATACTTGCCCTGCGTAGTACTTTAGTTACTTCCGCACCTGTGTCTTTGTATATTGTGGCGTCCTGCGCCACAGACCAATCTATTGAGCCTCTAACGTAGTTACAAAACTCACGCGGCATCGCCTTCTCGTAGTACATACAGGTAAGGTTTGACATCAGTAGTACGCCACTCGTCTATGTGATTTAAAGAATCTAGGCTCGTCTGCCTCATCGCTCGGCAAGCGTATAAACCCACCGTTTCTAAACCGTGCCAACGCCAATGTCATCGCATCAACCAAGTCATCATGCTCGCCTGACGGGAACGACGCTACTTCGTCAATTAACTCTTCTGCCCAGCGTGTCTCGGGAACCCAGACTTTACCACTAGCAATGATGTCAGAGACAGCGTTTAAGCGACTTATTTTGTCGTTGCCCTTACCCGGTGTAAACTCCTGCGCAGGGATACCCATAGCCCTAAACTCATAAATGAGAGGCCCACCTGTCGCCTTTTTCTCAATCAGAATGCTGTCCGGTTGCCATTCTTTATAGTGGTCGAACGCTTTTTTCTTCAGCTCTATCCACTCTAGTCGCTCCTTAAAGCTGTTCAGTAGTATCAAGTTAGGCTGGTCGTTATCCTCTGGGTTGTACCAGACACCCCACGTCGTACACGCACTAAAGTCATTCCGCGTGCCTTTCTCGTGCGCCGTATCCCACGTTTGTAAGATGTAGTCACATGGCGGCGGGTCTTCCTTCTCCCAGATTCTCCACCACTCGCGTTTAACAATAGCGGAGTTATCTGATGTCGGCTGCTGCTGGTACTGAGCCATCCACTTATTGTTAGGCAGTTCAGTCCTGAGAGCATCAAGCTCGTTCATCGACCAAAACTCAGGCCACAGCGGGTTACCACTAGGCAGGATCGCAGGGAACTCGATTACCTCCCAGTCGTCTCCACCACGCGCAGCACTAGACTTAATGACTTGGCCCGTTAAGTCCCTCAAAGACCACCTTGTCATCACTATTACGATACTTCCGCCCGGTTGGAGTCGCTGTCGTGGGCCGGATGTGTACCACTCGTACACTTTGTCGTAGATGTCTGGGTTGATTTGGGCTAATGCAGCCTCTTGTTCGCTGTGCGGGTCATCAATAATCAGTATGTCTGCACCCTTACCGGTCACAGCACCACCCACACCAATCGCAAAGTAGTCACCACCCTTGCTTGTGTTCCATCGACCGGCTGCTTTTGAGTCTGATTGAAGGGACAATCCGGGGAAAATGCGACTATAAACCTCAGAATCAACGAGATTTCGGACTTTTCGACCAAAACCGACCGCCAATTCGGCTGTATGGGACGTTTGGATGACCTTTTTGTGCGGATACTTACCCAAAAACCACGCCGGAAGCAGGTATGAGGCGAATTCTGACTTGGTATGACGGGGTGGCATGTTGATTATGAGCCGTTTACACTCGCCACGGGCTACTCGCTCGAACGCTTCAGCCATTCTCTTGTGGTGTCTACCCCCAATGAACGTAGGCCAGACCTCATGCACAAAGTCCAAGAACTTATTCTGTGCGCCTTCCTTGCGTTTCATCTCTTGCAGCGTCTCTAATTCTAACAATAGCTGCCGCTGCTCCGCCTCAGTTAGTAAGGGGAGTATCTTGGGTATGTCTTTCAGGCTTAAGCTATTTAATATCGGCAGACTCATCGTCCCCCTCATTGATCTCATCTAGTAATGCACGAGGTTCGTCCTCGATAACACCTAACTCGTCGTCCAGATTATCTGCAATGGGGGTTACGTCCACGATGCTCGCATTGAGTAGCCGTTTTACTCGTTCTTTGATGGCTTCTTCTAGGTCGCTGGACGTCTTGTGATTGATTGTGATCTCGCTGCGCTCAGTAAAGAGGCCGACATCGCTGTGCTTGCCTAGCAATTCTAGGGCTTTAAGTTCGTACCGTGGGTCGCCGCAGTTGGCAATCTCCATCAGTTTTGACGTGACTGCTGAGCGTATCTCCGCTGCATCCGTAGCTACTTGGTTGGCATAGCTCTTTAGGAACAGGGCGGCGGCACTCGCTGTGCTGGGTTGTTTTAGTGCGTGCTTAGCTACGTGACGGTTTGATGCCTTGAATAACTCAAGCGTTTTGTCTATGTCGTCCTTCTCGATCTCGATGGATGCACCAAGTTCTTCTAGTAGGTCTGCTGTATTTGCAGCAACGACGACGGTGTCGTGGAAGTTTTTGGCTTCCTCGGTATCTAAGTTGTAAGGGACAGCATGCTCCCCTGTTGGCTCAATATTAACCATGCGGGGGTTATAGCAGATAACAGAGAAGACGTAAAGGTTGTTGACACCCACT